AGCAGATGTCAAGTATTTTGTGCGAAAAAGATAGAATAAATTTTTGAGCGTTCACGCCGCCCGGTCAAACGCTATCTTGAAAGCCTCCGCCGAGGACATAAAGCCGAGGATTTCTCTCGGGTAATCATTGAGCCACGTCTCGACACGCTTAACCTCCGCCGCCGTTACCTTGTCGAAGTCCGTCCCTTTCGGGAACTGCCGCCGTATCATGCGGTTAATATTCTCGTTCGTGCCGCGCTCATAAGAGCTATACGCATGGCAGTAATAGACCGTCGTCCGCTTTGCACCCTTGCGGCGGGCGCTCCGCTCGATGCCGTCAGCATCCGCAAACTCGGAGCCGTTGTCTACGGTTATCGTTTTGAAAATCTCATAGAACGCCGCGCCGTAAATACGCTCGAGGCGGTCTAAAGCCGCGACGACCGTTTCGGCGCGCCCGTCCTTAATGCGGATAATGATTTCCCGCCGCGTGACGCGCTCGGAGAGGACGAGGAGGCGAGCTTTTGTCCGCTTCTTTCCGACGACGGTATCCATTTCCCAATGTCCCGGCTCTTGCCGCTCGTTGATATAATCCGGCCTCTGCTCGATGCTCGTCCCGCTCGAGGCGCGAGACTGTTTTTTCCGTATGGTCTTGTGCTTCTTCTTGCGGTCGCCTTTTTCCGGGAGGTCTTGATTTGTGAGCGTGAGAAAAACGCCGTCCTCGACGTACTTGTAAATCGTCGCACGGCAAAAGGTTATTCCGAAGTGCTTATATTTTTCCTGCTTGAGTAGAGCGCACACCGCCGCCGGTGAGTAATCCTCGTTCCCGATTTTGTCCTCGATGAACTGCGCGGCGGCATGGTTTTTCCCAATCTTGAGCGGAGCTCCTTTCGCGGAGAGCCCCTCTTGATACCGCGCCTCGGCGATTTCCGGGCTATACCGCTCCTCGGTCGTGTAATCGGAGTTTAGATGCTCATACGTCCCGCGCTTGAGCTCGCGGTAAACGGTGCTGATATGTACGCCCAATTCCTCGGCGATTTCCTTTTTCGAGTGTCCATGCTTGAGCATCGTCTCGAGCTTGATACGGCTCGTCCAATTCAGTTGCTTATATGTCCGCTCTCCCATCGTAAAGCCCTCCGTATATAGATAAAGAGGGACGGTTTCCCGCCCCTCTTGGTTACTGCGACAAGAACTCCTCTATCGCTTTTTTGATAATCTGCGCTTGTGGTATTCCGTCGGCGGCGCATTTCTCCTTGAAAGCCGCCGCAAGCTCTTTCGGGACTCGTGCCGAAATAACGTCGTAGACCTTTTCGTTATATCGAGTCTTTACCGCCGTAGAGGTCTTAGTCTTTCTTTTTTCCTCTGCCATTCTTCCGCCTCCTTTTGGCGTTGATGAAAATAGAGATTGCGGATAGGGTAATGCTTACCCCGCACAAAACATAGATAACCGTTGTCATGGTCGTTTGACATTGAGCGCATTTCGTGTTATCCTTGGAGGGCAAGGGGGATTTCTCCCCCTGCCCTTTACTCGGTGAGCTTTTCTATCAGCAGTAGAATAGCAATCACGAGGTTTAGGATTGCGGTAACAAGGTTTAAGTAGCTGTCCGGCTCGGCCTTGTTGCCGCGTTTCTTTTTTCGCTTGCTCAATGCGTTTACCTCCTTTCTGTCTATTATAATAGCATACTGCTTGCAGTATGTCAAGGGCTTTTCAAAAAAGTGCAAAAATAATCCCCGGCGAGGTTGCCGGGGATTTACTCTATTCCGAGGAGCCAAAGGGCGGACACGCCGAGGACGCGGGCAAAGACCGGTATCTCGTAATCGGGAATAAACCGCGTTCCGATTTCGATACGGCTTATTGAGTCCCGCTCCATTGTTACGCCCTCGACCTGCACCCGTGCCGCGAGGTCGCTTTGTGAGAGCCGGAGCTTTAGCCGTGCCTCGCGGATGCGCTCGCCGCTTATATTCTTCTTTCCCTCAAAATCATATATCCGCAAGCTCTCGCCTCCTGTGTGTTAATGTTCTGCATTTTTCTTGACTTTAGCACATACGCAACGCATAATTGTGTTAAAGGTCAGCAGACCGAAAAAATAGGAGGGAGTTACTCATACCATGAAAAAGCTCAAGACTTGGCAAATAGTATTACTCGTTATTTTCTATCCCGTCGGTATCTGTGTATGGATATATCGGGCTATCAAACGAAGCCAGTTAAAGAAAGTTCGGGAGGCCGAGCAAGCCGCGCTATCCGCCCGCCGGGAGGCCGAGCGAGCCGAACGCGAGAAATTCGAGGCCGTTCGTGCTCAAATCTCCCGCCACCGTAGCGAGCGCCGAGAGTGGCTCGACGCAAATTGCGACTATGTTTCTTTTAAGCTCGTCGGCGTGACATTCAATAACGACGACGGCGTAGGGCGCAATCGTCAAGATATTCTCCGCGAAATCGAGGAGGACGGCGAGCTCGATAATTTCTCCTATGATACATACGACTACGATGGAAATACCGCCGTCGGCGTTTATTATAACGGCGAGCAAATCGGGAATATCGCGCAAACGGATTTGAAAAAGTTCCTTTCTCGTACCGTATGTGAGCTTGCAGATTTCGAGGTCGTTTCCGGCGAGTCTCGTCGCGGTATATGGGTCGGTTTCTATTTCAATAAATAACATTTTGCACGGAGTTTTCCACCGCCGTACAAAAAGAAAAAGCGGGCGAGGCCATAGAGCCCCGCCCGCTTTTTCTGCACGATTATACGTCGGAAAGATTGCCGAGAGCGCCCGCCGCCTCGAGTGCGCGGTAGATGATGCAAGCGACGGCCTCGCGGGTAATCGGCTGTTGCCAGCCGAAATTACCGGCTCCGTCGCCGTTGAAAATGCCCTTGCGCTTGCAGTATTCCGCCGCCTCTTTCGCCCATGCGGAGGGCGTGTCGCCGGTATCGGCGCAAGAGGTCAGTTGCTTTCTTGCCTCGTTAATATCCATGTCGAAAACCTCCTCGTTTCCAGAGAGGCGAGCCTTAAATCTCGCCCATTGTTCATTTCCGCTCGTGCCGTAATAGGCGTTCATGTCGTCGCCCATCCACGGGCGCGGACACCATTTCCCCGTAACGTCGTAATGCCGGACGACGTTCTCGGCGGGGATGTTGTATTTCTCCATGAGAGCCCGCGTAAACTCTACGAGATTATCGACGGTCTTTTCGGTGAAATACCAATCCCGAGCCGCCGCGCTCCCGGCGGTCGTCTTATCGAGCTTATACGGGCGTACTTCAATCCCGATGCTGTTCGCGTTCCTGCATCTCGGATGAACGTATCCGCCGGACGTGCCACAATGCCACGCGATATTATTGTCCTCGACGCATTGATAAACGATATTCCCCTCGTCTAAACAGTAATGCGCCGAGGCTTGCCTATCGGCTCCGGCGAAGTAGTTCGCCACCGCCGCCGCCGTGCCGAGCGAGCCGAAATAGTGGATAACGATATACTCGATTTTCCGTCCCGCTCCGGCGCGCGTGAAGTTCCGGGAAATAATCCGCTTCTCCACCGTCAGCATAAATTATTCCCCCTTGAGAGTCTTGTCTACCGCGTCGCTGATTTTCTGCGTCTGCGTCCCGAAATAGAACGCGATAACGACCGTGTAGACCGTCATAAACTCTTGGCTCGTCTGCCCGGTAATGGCGAGGTACGCGAATACCCCAGAGAGCAAGAGCGTTACGAGGCTCTTTACGCTCAAGAGAGCGCCGAGCCGCTTTACGATGATTTCTTTCATTTTGCTACCTCCTTTAGCAATCTCGTTTTGTTGCCGTGTCGTATGTAATTCCGCCGGTCGTGTTCTCGGCCTTGCTCTTATTGAGCGAGAACGAGAGCACGGTAGCGGTCGCGGCCTGTAAAAAGGCGATAAGGGCGGTCAAATACGGGAGCGAGCCGGTGTAGTTGTTGGCTACGGAAATCCGGCAGAGGTCGAGCGTCGTCATGGTCGATTTGTAGTCGATATAGAGGACGGCATAAACGAGGAGCTTTGAAAAGGAGATATACCCCTTTGCAAAGCTCCATACCTCGAGCGCCCATTTTTTGAACTTCCGCCGCCGCGCCGCGCCTTTGCGGGCGGACATTATCCATCCTCCCGCACCTCGCGCCCCTCGAGCCTGTCGATACGATGATGCGCCGACTTTGCCGAGCTCTCCACCGCCGACATACGCTCCGCCATGCTGATATAGCGCGCGTCCTGTGCGTCCTGCTTGTGCTCGATACGGTCGATGCCGCCTTTAATGTACCCGATTTCGGTCAACATTGTTCCGGCCTCTTTGCCCTCGCTCTCGCTGTCCTTTTTCGAGTTCCTATGAAAAGCGGCATAGCTTAACACGCCGCCGAGGATAGTCCCGAGGACTCCTATAATCGCTCCTACATAGTCCATTCTTAACCTCCGTTATAATTCGTAATAATCGAGTTTAACTGTCTGCTTTCCCGGCAATACGGGACACCCCCGAACGTGGTAAATCTCCCCGTCAACGATAACGCCCTCGCCCTCTGCCTCCGTGCATACGACATAGAGGCCGGGAGCGTCAAGCCTCACCCACAAGAGAGACTCCCGCCGCGCTATGATTTCGCCGTCGAGCTCGACCGTGTAGACCGCCGCGCTCATTCGGCGACCTTTTTCCAGCCGTCGGGATACGCCTCGGGAGTCCATACGTTGTTATCGAGCAAGGACTCGTAAAGCACGTCGCCCCAATAACCGCGCTCACCCTTGGAGAACGCGAGCCCCGCCGTAATGGTCGCCGGGATAATCCTCGCGCCGTTTTTATAGAGCACGTCCTCCCACAAGCTCGGCGCGGCCTCCGGCGTGTTTTCCGCCGTGTCCCACAAGTCCACCGCCGCCCGCTTGAGCGCACCTTTCCAGTTGATACGAGTCCCGGACTTGACGAGCGCCCCGCCGCCGGTGAGCGCCGGATAAAGCTCGACGGCTGTCGAGCCGTCCTTATCGTCGAGCCCGGCTCCCGCCGCCTTTTCAATCATAGCGCGGAGCTCCCGCGCCCTCTGTACGGTAATCATTCCGCCGCACCCCCTAACAGAATATCGAGAACTTTATCGTTCTCGGCGAGCATGAGCGTACCGCTCACATTTTCCACGGAGCCGACCGGCTCGATACCGAGGAGCCCGCCGTCGGCGAAAGCGTAAACGAAGTCCTCGAGATATGTCGTCGTCTCGCCCGTCTCCTCGTCCTTGCGGTCGATTGCCGTCTTGATGCAAAAGCCCTCGGCCTCCGCCTCGTCGCACGGGACATAGCACCCGTTTTCGTGTAGGCGGACATAGACAACGGTATCGGAGTAGCCGACGACCTTTCCGCCGCTTTTGATAGCATACATACGTTATCCCTCCATTTTCGGCAGCTCTCCGAGCCGCTTTTTGTAAAACCCCTCGAGCTCCTGCGTGTTCATCGTGCGGAGGAGGTTTTTCCAGTACAGATTTTCCGCTCCCGCCCATTTCTCCGGGTCGAAGTCCGACGCGCCCTCGTGCTTGCCGTAAAAGCGATAGAGGCCGTCGAGCATCTTTTGACGATATGCGCCCTCCGGCGTGTTTGGCCTAAAATGCTCCCATCCGTTTTCAGACGTTGCGGCGCAAATCTTCCGCCCGTCAGCGGCAAAGAGAAAGCCGTCCCGCTCCGTTACGGTCGTCCCGTATCGGAGGTTAAAGGCTCCGTCGATGCCCTCGGCCTTAAAGCGCCGATAAACGACATATTCCATAGCTTACCCTCCCTTGAATAATTCACGATAGAGCCGCTCGACGCTCTGCTCCATGTGGTACGAGTGAAATCTTTTCATGTGTCCCCGCCATGATACGAGGGACGTTTCCACGTCCGCCGCCGTCATTCTGCCGGAGTCCACCCAACGCCGGAAAATGCGTAGCTTTTTCCTCATGTGCCGGATACCCTTGTACGTTGCCCGGCGGACGACTTTCCCGTTTGCGCCATATCGAAAGCGCACCTTGACGAATGTAAATCCGCGCGTGAGCTTGATAATCTGCGTCTTTTTCGGATTGAGGCGGATACCGTGCTCGGCGCATAGCCGCCGGAGCTCCCGGAGGCAAATCTCGAGCTTTTCCTTTGACTCGCTGATGATACACCCGTCGTCCATATAGCGAGCGTAATACTTCATGCCGAGCACGTCCTTGATATAGTGGTCTATCCTGTTCGGCAGGGCGAGCGCGGCAATCTGCGAGACTTGGCTCCCGAGGCCGAGCCCCACGTCGCCGAAGTTCTGAATAAAATATTTCGAGAGTGCGACGAGGCGGTCGTCGATGCCGCTCCGCTCGAACTCTCGAAAAACGGGCTCATGTTGTGCCGTATCGAAATACTTTGAAAAATCGAATACGAGGACGTAGCCCTCCCGCCCGTGTTTTCTGTAATGCTCCGCGAGAAAGTGCGTCACCCGGGATACGGCGAAATCGTACCCTTTGCCGCGCAAGCTCGCTCCGTTGTCGTAAATGAACGACCGGGAGAGCATCGGCACGAGGCAGTAATCGCACAAGCACCGTTGTACGACGCGCTCGGAGATATGGACGCTCCGAATATGCCTCGGCTTTCCCCGCTCCACAATATCGAACTCGTAAAAGCCCTTGGAGCGGTATCTCCCGGCTATCAATTCCTCTTGTGTCTTTGTGACGTTGGCAAGCGAGGCGGCTTTGTATCGTTGTGTGCTCGCTTTCCACCCAACGCCACGGACGGAGGCGCGGTAGCTCTCATAGAGCCGCTCGAATGAGAAAACCGTCTCGAAATCTCCGTACTCTCGGAGCGCGGCGGCTTTCTTTTTCATTCGTGCGGCCTTGCGACGCTGATACCGTGCCTCGCGTCGTTCTGCGCTGTTCATAAAATAAAAATACCTCGTACATTTCTTTCTCGGCGTGTTGTCTAAAATGCGTAACGGCGAGCCATGAAAGCACGGAAAACACGCACTCCGCACCCATGCAAGGAGCGTCCGGCTAACCGTATCGCGGTATATGTTTGTCCGACGGCGCGAGGCCGTCAGAGAGGTTATATTCCCCTTTTATATGGGGACTGCTTTCGCTCCGTGAGGAGTTATTCGGTCTGCCCCGTGTCGATATAAAATCCGGGCGCGAAGCCGAGGGAATAGTTCGCGTTGTTGTTGTTGACTGTCCCGTCGGTGTTCACATTCACGAAATTGTTGGAGTTGCTCGCATTCGGAGAACGGAGCCACCAATTAGCGGCGATACGGAATATAACCTAATCATGCGGAGGATTAAGCTCGCGCCTTATCGCTCCGTTTGATTTTAGAGATTTGCGAGAGCTCGTCCGTAATGAGCTTTACCCACTCTTTGAGGACGTTCGGCGGTATCTTCTCATGGTTGACGGTCATATACGCGAGGTCGAGCACGTCGAGCATCGAGTTATAATAGCCCTGTGCCGTCTCGTAATACTCTTTCCGCCGTTGGATATTCCGGCGGCGTATCTCCTCGGGAGATTTCTCGTCAACGTAAATGAGGTTTGCCGTCTTTATCATGCGATAAGCCTCTCGCGCCGCGTTGTAGAGCGGCAAGGAAAAATAAAAGGTGTAGCTTTTCGGCAGGATGCGGACGCGGTTGTATGTGAATACATAAATCTCGCGGGCGAGGTTGATATACTCCGCCGGGCTTTCGCCGCGTCTCGATTTTGGTACGGACATTTTCTTTCCTCCTCGCCGACTATGCGCCCATTGAGGGCGCAAGTCTCGATTTCCGAATTATACGCAAAAGCCGGGCGCGAAGCCGAGGGAATAGTCCGCGCCGCTGCCGTTGACTGTCCCGTCGGTGTACACACCCACGAAAAGTGGAGGAGTTGCTCGCACGCGGAGAACGGAGCCACCAAAAAGCGGCGGTACTCGTGCCGTTGTGCTTGTACTTGATTTTGCTATTCCCGGCGGAATAATAGGCGTACTGCGCTTGTTTGTTCTTCTCGTTCGTGTTTCCGTAGGAAATGCTACCGAAAACCTCGAACTCCGAGAGGAGGAAAAAGTAATCCTTTGTCGCCGTGACCGCACTCGCGGATGTGCTATTATTTCCCGTATTGTCCGTGTACTTGGTAACGGACTTTAGGACTGCACGGAGCGCCGCCGGAATGACTGCAATAATCGTCCCGGAATAGCTCGAGAGGCTCGTCCCGCAAATGTTTGTACGCATTTGCGAGCTTTTCCACCCGCCGGAGTTAGTGTTACTCGCGTTCATAACGAAATAGCCCGCTCCCGGGGACGACCATCCGCTATCCGGGCCATATTGACTATCGCAGAAACACACGTCCGTACCGCCGGAGAGCGCGGTCTTTGCAAGCTGAAAATGGATGCGGTTTGCGCCCTCGATGCTCGCATTATGGTTAAAGCCGATAATGAAAGCGTAGGTCGTGACATTCGAGAGCGAGAGCTTTCCGACCGTGCCGTTAAGCGTGACCGCCTTTCGGTCGCCGATGCTCCAATAGTTCGCGCCCTGTCCCGCGTCGGAAACGGACTTGATAACGCTCCACTCGTTATTGTTGAGCGTAGAGCTCACGAAAGAGAGCGTCAGCGAGTAGGAGGTCGTGCCGGAAACGACATTGACGGAGCCGCTCGTCGTCTGCCCGTTCTTTGTTGCCGTGACCGTGTACGCCCCCGTCTCCGTGACGGTGAAAACCGCTGTCCCGTTGCTCGTCTTTGTGGCGATTGTCGTCCCGCCCTTTTTCAGCGTGACGGATGCGCCGGAGTCTACGTTGACGGTAATCGTCGCGGAAAAGAACGTCAGCGCCACCGCGTAGCTATCGACGACGGAGACGCTTTTCGTGTCGGACGTTTGCCCGTTGAGTGTGGCCTTTACACTCCATGTACCGGCCTCCGGCAAGGTCAGCGTACAAGAGCCGCCCGCCGCCGTGCCGTTTACCGTTTTCGAGCCCTTTGTCGCCGTGACCGCCGCTCCGCTCGTAACGGATACCACGAGGGAGAGCTCGACTCCGGGCTTGCTGACTGCGTTTGTTCTACCAATCATTTTTAACTCACCGCCTTAATACAAGTAATGCTCTGCACCGTGATAGCCGCCGTCGGCTTTGTCGCGGCGTAGATTTTGACCGTCCCGCTCCCGGATAGAGCGACCGGCGCAAAGTTTCCGCTCGCGGCCTCTGTCGCACCGAACACGACCTCGGGGACGTGGCTCGCCGTCACGCCGGGGCAGGCGATAGAGGCGGCATAGGGATACGCCGCGTATGTGCTGTCGCTCACCCATGCAGAGGCGGCGACGGACACGCCGGAGAAAATCTTTACCTCGGCGTATCCCGCGTGAGCGTGGGAGGCGTTGGCAAAGTCGCCCGGCTTTTTCCCGGAGTCGGTCAGATTGCCGGAGGAGTCGAGCCCGGCAAAGTTGCCCGCCGTCGGTGAGGCGGCTTTCTCGGCCTTGCCCTCGTTGAGCTTCTTAATATTTTCCTGCATGGCGGTTTGGTCTGCCGCCGTGAAATATCGGGCGATAACGTCACCCGCCGACCATGCCCGGGCGGTCGTGCCGTTCTGCGCTCGCGTGACGGTGAGCACGTTCCCGTTCTTTGCGGTCATAAGCACCGTTTCCGCCGTGGAGCTGTCCGCTCCAATCGTGAGCAAGTTCGGAGCCTCCGGCAGTACGGAGCCGTCAACGACGTTTACGGTCGTACCCGCCGCCGTCAGCGCGCCGGAGAGCGAAGTCTCCGGGGAGTTGGCTTGCGCCGGGTACATTGTCACTAATTCGGACATATTCTTTCCTCCTTTTAGTAGTCCCCGCCGCCGCGAGAATTACAGAATGTTTGAGCGAATACCGCGCCCACGATACGACTCATGTTATCGGGGAGTATCTCTATCGAGTGCCACGAGTTACGGCGTATCTTCCCGCTCGAGTCCGTGGCGAGATACTTCACAATGTCGATATTGCTATACGAGGACGGCGCGGGTATCTCTTTGCCGTCTACCTTGATAGTCGCTTTCGAGGCGCGTTGTCCCTCGTAGATTCCGAACTCGATAGCGTGGGTATGGTCTTTTACGGTGTGGGTATGGTCTTTCACCGTATGCGTGTGCGCCCTTACCGTGTGCGTATGGTCGTAGACCTCGTGTGTATGTGCGGAAATCCTGTGCGTGTGCGACGGATGCGTATGCGCGCCCGACCAAATGAACGTCTCGTATCCGTCAACGGTTTTCCCGTCGCTGGTCGTTGCAAGGCGGGCGTGTTGAGAAATGCCGTGGTTATGCACGGCCTGTCCGTTCGTCTCACTCGGGAGCACGTTCGAGGACTCGAGCGCCGTTCCGCCGGAGGTCTGCCCGCCGCCGGAGGAGGTCGTAGAGCCGCCGCCGGAGCTTGTTGTCTGCCCGCCGCCGGAGCTCGTCGTCTGTCCGCCGCCGGAGGAGGTCGTTTGTCCACCGCCGCCGCCGATAGCTTTCTCATACGCCCGGAACGCCTCGAACTCGATATTGAGGAGCATTTTGTTAATGCGTACCACCGAGTCGGATATATAGAGTTGCAGTTTCGCCGGATGCGTTGCGTCGGCGTTATCCGAGAAATTATAGATTTGTTGGTTGGTCGCGCCCTGTGCGTATGTCTCGGAAATGAGGGCGCGGCTCTGCAAGTCGGAAATACTGCCCGCTATATCCTGCGTCTTGTTGGCAATCGTTACCGTGACGTTTCCCGGGTCGCCCTCTGCATCCGCTTTCTCGACGCGGACGATGCGGGTACGGAGGTTAATTCCGTCGGCCTCGTCCACGACGCGGACGACCTCGCCCGGGCGGAACTTTGAGAACTTGTCGCCGGTCAGCCGGTGGAGGTCGATAGCGCCGATTTCATAGCTCACATACGGCTCCTTGAGCCCGGCGAGTATCTGCTCGGCGTATGCCTTGAGGTTTTCCGCCACTTGATACCGCGAGTCTACGAGGATAGTCGAACACAAGCCGTATCGCTCGATGCTTAAAGCGTCCTCGACGTATGGAACGCCGCCGTTCGCCGACTCTATCGTCAGTTGGTTTACACCCTCACCGTATCCGAGCGCATAGACGCGGTTTGCGATACTGGTCGCGTCCGTCGTCTTTTTGATGTTCGTCATATTCTTTGCGTATCGGATTTCGCTTTTGAGAGCCTCCGTCGGCACGGTGAGCGAGAGCGTCCACGGATAGACGGTCGTATCCCACGACCAAAGGTATTCACTATCGAAGCACTCCGGCACGGCAAAGAGCGCCGCGAGGAGCGTCGAGTTTTCCCAATTATATTCAAAATAGCGTTTGAAATCGCAAGCCCCGAGTTTCCAGTTTTGCCGGGTCTGCCGGGCGAGAATGTAATTGAGAACGTCGGCAGTCTTTACGCCGGAGCCGCCGCATTGATGATACTGAAAGAGAACGTCGGAGAGGAGCGTAGCGAGGACGTGCTCGCAATCATAATAGCGAGTCGCTCCGTTGCTCCGCTCCATATCCTCCCCGATGATGCGGAAAAGGTCGATACGCTCGTCTCCGTCGAAAATCTCGACGAAGTTCAGCGGCGTACAATAGGCGTTTTTCGGGTCGTCCGCCGGGAGCGTAAAGGTCGCCGTCCATAGGGAATTAGTCTCGAGGCCGTAGCCGACGGCGAGCGCGTTGTCGAGGTAGGCGAGCCGCTTCATATCGCGGTTGAAAATCTGCGGCTTTGCCATTATAACCACCTATCTTTCCACAAGATTTTAACGTCTGCGGTCGTGCCGCCCTCGACGATAATATCGTTCTCGCCCGGTTGTAGCTTGAAAAATGCGCTATCGTCGCTCACGCGGTCGATGATGTTCGCGCCGTTGAGCGTTACGGTCATGTGCTCCGTGTCGATAATAAGCTCGTCTCCGGCGACCATGTTCACGCCCTCAATTACCATAGTGACGGAGCCGTATGTCGAAACGCCCGTACCGCTCGCCGTTGCTACGGCCTCCGCAAGCGCGGAGAAAAAGAGAGTGCGGATATAGTCGCCGACGCTCCCGGCCTCCGCCTCCGCGAGCGCGGAGGGGAGGAGGACGCGGACGAACACGCCGGACGCGGTAGCGACCGCCGCCGCCGAGCCGTCGAGGTATCGAATGATTTTCAGCGTCGCCGAGGTATCCGTCTCCGCGTTCGCCGTAGCGAGCCACTCGAACACAATGGACGTTGTTCGGTTGTACGTCGTCTTATTGTACGGAGTGCGGTTATACATTTGCTCGCCTCCTCGTTATGCCAAAGTGCAAACGATAGCCCCCGCCGATACCGTGATAGCGTCGCCGTTGAGTACGTTCTTGCTCCGGGTAAAGGAGCCGTACCAAAGCAAATTACCCGCCGTCAGCGCGTCATAGATGCCCCAATAGGCCACCGTGCCGAGGTCTGCCGTCAGAGTGCCGAAGTCAACGGGCGCAGAGTTGGAAACCTGTTCTTTGCCGGACACGAGGGACGGCGCGCTAAAGTTGATAATCTTTCTCGCGTATCCGCCGCCGGATACCTCCGTACCCGTTCCGCTCGCCGTCGGGTCGGTGAGGAAAAGAGCGAGATAGTACGTCCCGCTCCGCAAGGACGTATTCAAGAGAGTGGATGCGTGGACGTTAGATAATGCGCTCATAGTAGAAACCTCCTAATTTTTTAATTTACCTTGAGCCGTGTTATCGTCAGCGTTTGGATATTGCCGCGCGCCGTGATATAGATTAAGCCGTCCGTTTCCTGCGTTCCTCGGACGTTGACCGCCTCCGTGTGAGGCAGAGAGACGGATTTTACGTCCTGCTGATTGTAGCGCAAGGACTCGGCGAACGGCTTACACAAGAAACGTACCTCGCACGTCCCCGTAACGGCGATTTGCTCGATAGAGATACCGCCGACGACCTTTGCGGAGTACGCCTTTTCGGGCTCGTCGTCAAATACGAGCAAGCCCTCGCCGGAGAGCCATTCCGCCACGGCGCGCGCTCGCGTTCTCACGCCCGCGTAATGGTAGCCCTCGCCGACGAAAGCGACCGTGCATACGATTTCGCGGTTTTCGTAACCGTCCTCTATGTCGTATGTGCCGCTCTTGCCGGGTATCGTGTATTGCGTTACCCGTTTCGCGGGGAGGAGTGTTCGGTCTGTGGATTTGAACACGACTCCCATATCCCCGCTATGCTTGTTGTCGAAAATAAAACCCATGCTCACGCCATAGATACCCCCTTGCTCCGCGATTTCGATTTCTGCATATTGTAGAGCTCGCGGGAAATCTTCTTTACGTCCGCCTCCTCACGGACGACGAGCTCCGCGATATGAAAATGATTTACGACGTTTGTATCTCCGCCGCCGGAGGTCGTCGCACCGCCGCCGCGCCCGGTCAAGTCCGCCGGGACGGATGCGGAGACGGCCTCGACGGTCGCCTTTGCGGAAAAGCCCGTTTCGATTTCCCCGATAGAGCTTTTGAGCTTGTCGTTTACCGCCGCGAGCCCGGAGTCTACCTCGGCGAGCATTTCCTCGCCCATAGCTCCATAGGCTTTTACGGCCTTGCTCTTGTTCTTCTCAATGCCGACGACTGCGCCCTCGACGTTCATTTCGGACACCCACGCCATTTTTGTGCTCGGGGAGTGGATGCCGAAAAAGTCCGTAATGCCGTCCCAAATGGAGGAAATCCACCCGGACACTTTATCCCATAGCCACCCGGCGAGCGACTGGATGCCTTGCCACAAGCCCCGGACGAGGTTTGCGCCGACCTCCGCGACCTGCGACACGCCCTCGCCGAGCGCGCTCACGATGCCGGTAATAATCTGCGGCATAGCGCGGACGATTTCGGCGATAATCTGCGGGAGGTTGGTAATGAGGGCAGTTAAGAGCTTTACGCCCGTCTCGATGATTTTCGGGATATTGTTCACGAGGGCGTTAATTACCGCCGTGATGATTTGCGGGAGCGCCTGTACTATCGTCAAAATGATTTGCGGGAGGTTGGTAATAAGCGCCGTCAAGAGCTTTACGCCCGCCTCTACGATTTCCGGCAAATGGTCGAGGAGCGTCGAGATAGTGCTCTCAATGATTTGCGGCAAAACCTCGCATATCGTCGTAATGATTTCCGGGAGGTTTTCCACAAGGGCGGTTAAAAGCTCGACTCCCGTCTCGATGATTTGCGGGATAGCGTCGAGGAGCGTCGTTGCGAGGCTCTCGATAAGCTCCGGCAAAGCCTCGAGGAGTACCGGAATAGCCTCGAGAACGCCCTCCGCGAGCCCCTGCATGAGTTGGAGCGCCGCGTCGATAAGCAAGGGTATATTCTCGATAAGCGTCGATACAATGGTCGTCACCGTCTCCACCGCCGCCGGAATGAGCGTCGGTAGCGCCTCCGCGATACCCTGCACGAGTGTTGTAATGAACTGTGCCGCCGCCTCTACGACGAGCGGCAAAGCCTCGATAATGCCTTGTACGAGCGTTGTCACGAGCGAGGCCGCCGTGTTCATAAGCTCCGGGAGCACCGATGTAAACCCGCTCAAGAGCGCCTCAAAGAGCCCGACTCCCATTTCGAGGAGTTCCGGCAGGAGAGGCGCGATAGCGTCGAGGATGCCCTCTAATGCGTTCGGGACGGTTTTTGCGAGGTTTCTAACGACCGGCGTAATGTTCTTGACGACGGAATTAAAGGAGTTTACGACGTTATCGCATAGCTTGTCTATGTCTGCGTCTGCGTCGCCGAGGCCGGTAATGAGGTTTTGAAACGAGGATTTCAGCATCCCGATAGAGCCGGAGATAGTCGCCTCCGCCTCTTTCGCCGTCGTCCCCGTAATGTCCATTTCCGTCTGGATAACGTGAATAGCGTCGATAATGTCCGAGTAGCTCGAAATATCGTACTTTACGCCGGAGAGCTTCTCCGCGTCCTCGAGGAGCCTTTGCATTTCCTCTTTCGTACCGCCATACCCGAGCTTGAGGTTATCGAGCATTGTATAGTTCTGCTTTGCAAAGCCGGAGTATGCGTTCTGAATGGAGGCCATGTCCGAGCCCATTTTGTTTGCGTTATCGGACATATCCGTAATTGCCATGTTCGCATACTCGGCGGCTTTCTCCGTGTCTCCGCCGAGGGAGGAAATGAGGCTCGCAGAAAAGCCCGTCACGGTTTCCATGTACTCGTTAGCGGAAAGCCCGGCGGTCTTGTATGCGTCGTTCGCATACTCCATTACCTTACCGGAGCTATCCTTAAAGAGCGTCTCAACGCCGCCGACTAACTGCTCATAATCGGCGTATGCGCTGATAACCTCTTTCCCGAGCTTTATTGCCGCCGCCGCGAGTGCCGCCGTTGCCGCCGCCGCCGCAGTTCCGAGCGCGGTCGCGGCGGTCTTTACCTTGTCGAACTTCTTCCCGGCCTCCTCGGAGTCCTCTCCGGCCTTTTTGACCTCTTTCCCGTATTCGTCGATAGACTCGGCGCACCCGTCGGAGGATTTCGCGGCCTCGTCCATATAGGAGGCGTTTTTATCGAGTTCCGAGCCGAGCTTGTTAAGCTCCGCCTCGGCGTTATTTACCTGTGTTTGATAGGAATTGACGGAGCGAGTCGTAGACTCGTATCCTTTTTCAGCGGCGGAGAGCTCGCCCTTTGCCTTTTCGAGTTCCGCCGTGAGCTTGGCTTGCTCCTCGGTCGTGTCGCCTGTCTCGTCGCCGAGCGCGGCGAGAGCGGCCTCGCAACGCGAAATCTCGGATTGCGCGGAGGAGACTTTTTCGGCGTAGTCCGATTGAGCTTTTTTTGCTTTCTCGAGCTGTTCCGCCGCCGCCTTGACCTTTTCTTTCTGTTGGTCGTACATACGGGAGAGTACGTCGCCTTTCGCGCTCAAAGCCGCGTAGCTGTTCGCCTGTCCCGCGTATTGACTCTCTACGAGCTTTAATTCCGATTTAAGCGTTCCGAGGGCGGAGTTGATGTTTTTGAGAGACTCCTTGTATTCTTTTTCGCCGTCGATAGCGACTTTCGTTTTTATCTCACGGTTTGCCATTACACGCCCTCCTCGCCTCTGTTCTTACCGTGTGCGGATAGGTATAGCTCCCAAAGGTCGAAAACCTCTCCGGGAGCCATAAAAAGAGCCTCCGCCGGGGAGACTCCGCAAAGAACGGCGATACGGTAGTATTCCGCCCGCCTTATCTTGTTTTTTTTTGATTAAGTTCCGCGAGCCCCTCGTCGATTTCGTCGTCCGCCGGGCTCGTTACCTCTCGACCATAGCCGAGCTCGATAGCCGTCATAATTGCGCGCTTGAGCGTCACGATTTCAAACGGCCTCACCATGAGGAGAAAATCGTCCTTTTCCGGGATAGCGCCCGGGTCGTATCCGAGCCGCCGACGGAGGAGCTCGCCGCGCTCTGCCAGTACCGCCGCGATAGCACACGTCGCCGCGAAGCTCTCGCGGGTATCCTGCTCTATTGCCTCGAGTGCGAGTTGTGTCCCGCCGAAATCGTCCCGGAGTGTAAACATAGCCTCGCCGTCAAATGCGAGGTAATACGTCGCGTCCGCGAGCGTCACTTTTGCCGTTTTCATGCCTTTACCCTCCAATTACCAAAGCGGGAGGCGAGCCGTTCTCGCTCGCCTCCCGTCCGTGCTGATATTAGCCTCCCACTTTGCCGAGCTTGGTATCGCACCACGCGATACACTCGCTTTCCGTCGTGAACTCTTTCGTGATGCGCCATGCGCCAGAGTTGCAACGGAACACGGTAAAGGTCGTCGCGCTCGTGCCGAACGTGATAGAGGAGCCCTTTGTCGCCGCGCTGTCGTTTCCGAGAATGGCCTTGACAAGCGGATGAAACACGCCCTTGAAATAGCGGACTCCGCCGCGAATAATGACCTTGTAATAGCAAAGGCCACCGCGAGGAGCTACGTCTCCGTCGGAGTCCGTGACCTCGCTCGACTGCGTATCCTTGGTCGCACCGTGAATAGCGGAGTGTACCTCGTCCGTCTTGTCGTCCGTTTCCAGCGCAAGAGAGCCGGAGGCGAACATATCGACCTTTTCGGCGAGCGCGTCGTCGGCGTAGAGCTCGCCGGAGGCGTTCGTAACGGTGAGGTCGGCCTTAACGAGCTTACCCACGGTTACGACTTTCTCGTAGTCGTAGGTCGGGAGCGCATTGTCCGGCGTGGTTTTCGTCGGGGCGAAGATAGGTCGCTTTGCGCCAAACTGTGCCATAATAAAACCTCCTAAAAGTTTTTCGATTTGAGAAAGCCGTCGTACACCAGAGCCGCCGCGTCGGTTGCCGGGTCTGCCGCTTTCTCGTTTGCCGTCTGGATGAATGGGCGGGCGGGCTGTCCCTGTTTACCGAACTCGTCCACAAAAGCGACCTCGGCGGCGCGGCGCTTGTTGCCGTGTCGCCGAGTGCCTTTCGGGTAAACGTAGATAGCTCGTCCGTCCGATGTTTTCTTGAGCTTTTTGTCGTAGGAAATGCTTTGCGCCGTCTCGCCGGTGCTGTACTTGCCCGAGAGCATAGCGCGCGCCTCGGCCTCCTGCGCCGGGGCGATAACTTCTGCCTCCGCGACGAGCATTTCGAGCACTACCTCGTCGGGGATTTCTGCGATAGCGTCAAAACCGCCGATAAGCTCCTCGAGCCCGCTCGTGGATAGATTAGCCATCGTCAACGCCTCCCGCGATTTCGCACTCAAAGGCGTAATGCTGTCCGTTTTTATCGGAGGCCGGAGTCACCGTCGGGCGGGTAAAGCCCGCCGCCACGAGCCGCCGAGAGATTTCCCGCCGGTATGTGCGGGTATTCTTCTCGAGCGGCGCGTATAGGTGGACTTGCACGAGGTAGCGGTAATGTGCCGCGTCGTCGTCTGCGAAGTCCGCCGGGAGCTCGGTATAGTTGAAAACGATATACTCGGTCGCCGCGCCCTTATACACGCTGTCAGCGGTAGGGAGGAGGCTATCGAGCGCACCCACTAAAAGAGCGTTTACGTTCATTCGCTCGCCTCCCTAAACTCGGAGCAATTAAGCTCGTAGTATTCCCGCGCCTCCGTGTATGCGCGCTCGACCTTGTACTCTTTGCCCTCAAAGGAGAGCCGCTCTTGACCGTTATAGTCGGCGGCGCGGAGCTTTACCGTCAGCGCGAGCGAGATACCCGCTTGTCGGGCGGCGTAGAACTCGCTCCGCTTGGTGCTGGACACGTCGGCGAAAACGGTCGTCTCCGTGATTTTCTCTTTCGGATACCCGTCCGCGTCGCGCCCCTCCGTAACGGCCTTGAGCGTCACAACGTCGCGCCAGTACATGAGCTATCCCTCCTCCGCCGCGATATAGGAGTCCGAGAGCGTGAGGCCGTTCCGCTGTTCCTTGTACGAGGCGCGGAGCCTGTCCGCGTCCTCGTTATCGAGCCCGAACTCGGCCTTGACGTAGGTCGTCACCGCTTTTTTGATAAGCGGGTCGCTCTCGTCGTTCGCTTTCTCCTCAAGAACGCCGCCGAGCACGAGGTCGGCTCGGGCGGCGTTAATGAGGTCGGTCAATTCCCCGTCGTGGACGGTGGAGGAGAGTCTCACGCTATGGCGGACGGAGGCGAGATATTCGTCACCGACTGCCATTTCGAGCCCTCCTCATTAGGCCGTAGCCTTGGCAAGATGCACGAACGCGCCGAAGCCCGCGACCGGCTTAGAGTCGAACACGCAAGCGCCGAGGTAGTCGATGCTGTTCGTAGCGAGGCCGGAGTGCTCGGAGCGGACGACGGTAATATCCTGCGAATAGTTGCCGATGATATAGGAGAAGTCGCCGAGATACGCCTCATGTGCGGCGAGAGAGCCGGTAAAGTAGACCTCTGCGCCCATGATGTAATACTTGCCGTTTGCGAACTCGATAACATTGTTCTTGCTCTTGTTCATCAGCGGGAAGAAGTCAGAGAAGAACGTCGCCTTGTTCATGCACCAAACGGCGTTACGCTCGTAGCCGTCGCCCAGCAGACCGTAAAGCGCGATAACATTCGCCTCGGTGAGAGAGGCCGTCTTTGCTACGGTAATCTGGTCGGTGTCGTCGGTGTACGCGCCGCTCGCGCCCTTACCGGCGGTCTTAACGCCGCCGGGCTGGTTGGAGCCCGTGCCGGTGAAAATGTACTTTTCAATGCGGCGGGCGACGCTCTCGGCGATAACCTCGACGATATAGCTCTCGAACGCGGAAAGCGCCATTTCGGAGCAAGCGCGGGAGGCTTTGACGAGCTTCACGATTTCGTAGCCGGTCAGAGAGACGGAGCCGAGGGAGTCGCTCGCGGCGGTAATGGCGGCGTTCTCGGTGTGGAGAGCGGCCTCGTCGTTCGTACCCTCGATTGCGAAC